TCAGAATGGGTTGAGAAGTTTGCTAACGAGTTCGGTATGGACATCAAGCGATTCTTAGATTTGGGGAATCAGCATGAAACTACTGAATGAGAGCAAGAAACCCTTTCAAGGTCAGTATTGGCGTATCGAGAATAACGACCAATTAAATAACGCTATGGAATCGTTAAAGATGCTTAAGCGTGAAAATGATTGGATTGAGATTCAATTTCGTACACCGAAAACAAGAACCTTACAACAAAACAGTGCCATGCACCTGTGGTTCACAATGGTTGCTGATGAGTTGAATAAGGCTGGTCTGGATATGAGAAAGGTTTTAAAAGAATCTTTTGATATTTACTGGACCAGTCATTCCGTTAAGGAGTTCTTATTCAAGCCTATCATGCAGATTGTGACAGAAAATAAATCCACAACAAAGCTAAAGCGTGGGCAAGTAAGTGAAATTTACGATATATTAAATGCAAAGTTTGCAGAATGGGGTATTCATGTACCCTTTCCAAGCATAGATGAAGAATCGTAAATGTAACTATTGCAAAAAGAAAGGTGAATCTGATAAAATGATTCACAGAGGGATTAAGGCGTTTTGTAATCTTGAATGTTTAACCACATTTGCTGTGGAACAAACAAAAACACCTAGTTTTAAAAAGAGGTTTGAAAAATTAAGGAACAAGAAAGCAAAGCGTCTTAAACCCAAATCCAATCGAGAATTACTCAAAGAAGCCCAAGCCTGTGTTAATCGTTATGTCCGTATGCGAGACATCTACAGAGGTTACGGGTGCATATCGTGTGGACAGCCTTACCTAAACCAGAAGTGGGATGCGGGACACTACATATCCCGTAGGCATAACTTTACCCGATTTCATTTATGGAACATTCATCTACAGTGTGTCAGATGCAATCGTTACGGTTACGGTGAAGCGATATCGTATCGTATTAATCTTATTAATAGGATAGGCGAGGATAAAGTAAAGTGGTTAGAATCGAATTACTTGTCATTGCGTAAATACAGCAATGATGAATTACAACGAATTAAAAAGATATTTAGTAAGAAATCAAGAATCATGGAGAAAAGAATAGATGAAAGTCTTTCACGATGACGAAACAAGCACATCTAGTGGAACATTTTTTGGGATAAAATTACAAAAGTTTCCCAATAATATTAAAACAGAAACAAAAAATAATAAGGTCACCGAAGAAGAACCAGAAGTTAGATTTGGTTGTTTTTTTAGAATACCAGATGTTCCTTACGAAGAAAGGATGAAAAACAGAGACGAAAATATAGAAAAAAGAAACAAATTTATGCAAATTTGGGGGAAAAAATGAAAGATAATGTAAATCACCCTGACCATTACACGACAGGTGATATTGAGTGCATTGATGCGATTAAAGCAAGCATGACACCTGAGCAATTTAAAGGCTACTTGAAAGGCAATTCAATGAAATACATTTGGCGTTACGAGAACAAAGGTAAAGCCTATGAAGATTTGTTGAAGGCTGAATGGTACTTGAAGAAGTTAATTGAGCTAGTCAGTGAAACTTAGGGTTGGGGAGAACACACTGCAAAGTCGGGGGAAGACACCTAGCTCTTAATACAAAATTAACAATGTAAATTTATTATAGCAAAAAAATACGAGGTGTACACACAAAATGGATTTATTAAAGTACAATGGTTTTGATGATGCAATTATCGGCATCTCTTTAGCTCAGCCAAATCGAGAACCCTGTCTTATATACGATTATGACTTGTGCGTTGAGATTGTGTTAAAACAAGGAGAAATGAGCGTTGAAGATGCTGAAGAATTTGTAACATATAATCTTGTTGATGTGCATATTGGAGAATCAAATCCAATATTTATGATAAAAAACTTTACACAAGATATTGACACGGATAAAAAACCTAAGTTAAGATTAGTTAAATGAGGGTTGTAGATGTACGCTTACCTCAATAATCAAATAAGAACCCAACTGCAAGGCTTCACAAATCTCGCTCTGTCCCACACTGACAACGAGTACCGCAATACCGAAAGGTCAACGAAGTCGAGCTAACTGAGATGGCGGGACTTCATATGCTTAACGGCGTGTGTCGATTCAAGTACCAAGTCTTCGGACTTTAGCGTTTGCTATCAATATATAATCTAGTTATCAGTTGTTAAAGGTTATATATTGCGGGAAAGAGTGTAACTGTGTCTGTAATAAACGGGAGAACAATGAACAGTTTTGATTACGGAAGAAAGATAGAAGAACGAAGCATCAAAATGCTGATGCCTACGCTTGACGGTAGGTTTGAATATTTAGAACCGATAGAAGAACTTGAGCAACAAAGAACACTGGGTGATTTTAAAGTCTGGGATGAAGGCAAAATTAAATACCTAGAACTTAAATCAGAACTTGCAAATAAATACAAAAACTTTTATATTGAGACATGGAGTAATCAATCCAAAGGAATCAAGGGTTGGTTCTATAAATTAGAATCAGATTATTTGGGTTATCACTTCTTAGAGGAGAACGTACTATACTTAATGAAATTTGACGAACTGCGGATGTTTTTAAACTTCCAATGGAAAGGTCAGAAAGTCATTGAGCATTATCCTGAAAAACCACAATCGAAATACGAGCAACATAATGATGCTTATGGAAGATGTATTCCGATAAAACTGATTTGCTATTATTTAAACGTAGAAATATTTGATATTAAAAATGGAACTAAGAGAACATCAAAAGAAAGCTATAGAAAAGATTAACGATTATTTCGGTCATGGGGTAAAGCGTATCGTATTGGGTGCGCCATGTAGCTTTGGTAAGACGGTTATCGCTTCTCATTACATGAAGAAATACCAAGATAAACGTAAAAGTGCTATCTTTGTTTGCGATAGGATTAAACTGGTTGACCAAACCATCAAGACGTTTAAGAATCAAGGAATTAAGTTTGGTGTACTACAAGCCAATCATCCAATGGAAGACTTTAGAAACCCGATACAAGTGGCTTCCGTTCAAACATTAAAAAACAGAACACAAAGCATCATGTCTAACTTTGACATGATTATTATTGATGAATGTCATATCCAGTATAAAGGATTGCTTAAATGGCTTGAAACACAAAAGCAAGCCAGAGTCATAGGTTTATCAGCTACACCGTTTAGTAAAGGCTTATCAGATTACTTTCAAAAGCTAATCGTTCCTATCAAACCAAGAGAACTGCTTGAGAAAAAGTTTTTAGCACCTGTAAGATACTTTGTAGGTCAATCGGTTGACACAACAGGAATTAAAAACAAATCCTTAACAACGGGTGGCTCTGACTATCACCCAGATGAACTGGGTAAGCTCTACGAAGATAACAAGATACTAACAGGTCATATCGTAGCTAATTGGTTAGAGTTTGGAGAAGATAAACAAACTATTGCTTTTTGTGCCAGTATCAAGCATAGTAAGTATTTAGTACAACAATTCCGTGAAGCGGGAGTCAAAGCAGAACACATAGATGGCTATACGGATATTGAAACAAGGAGAAAGTTATTTGAGCAACATAACCAAGGAGTATTTAAAATCTTATCCTGTTCAAGATTACTCAACACTGGTTATGACGAACCGACTGTAGCGTGTCTGATTGATTGTTTCCCTACTAAGTCATTAATCAATTATGTACAACGCTATGGTCGTGTCATGCGAATTGCTGATAAGAAACCTTATGCTATCGTACTAGACCACGCACAGAACGTAAAACGTCATGGTATGGCTGAGGATGTCATTCCTTATAAATTACATAAAAGCACAGAAAAATATAACGAAAAGAAACAAGTCAAACAATCCAAAAAGAAACCCATATCATGTCCGCAATGCCATCGTATGTTTACAGGCATTAAATGTTCATGCGGTTACACACTACCTCTAACAAAGCGTATTGAATACACACAAGAAATGCTTAAGGAAATTGATAACGAACTTGATATGTTTAAACCTGTCATGCGCAATGAAAAACAAGAATGGTACAGCGACTTGAAAACCATTGAGTTAGCCAGAGGTTACAAGAAAGGCTGGGCTGGTAATATGTACAAGGCTAAGTTTGGTGTCTTTCCTGAAGGTATAGAGTACAAGTTTAGCCCTATCATTAACCCTAAAGTTAAGAACTTTGTTACGAGCCAACAAATACGATTTGCTAAATCAAAGAAGAAGCAAGCTGTGGATAGCTTCTTTAATAAAAGAGTTGTTAGTTAAAAGGAGACAAGATAATGGCAAATAATAGAAGCGAATATCACGCTAAACATTTAAGAGAAAAAAGAGAAGCAGAACAAAAACAAAAAGAAATCTTTAATGAATGGCAAAATAAACTGAATAAGCTTAAGATAAGAAGATTTAACTAGTATGCTCTTTACCGTATTTCATTAAATCACGTAGTCTTTCTGCTCTTGGACCAACTTGCTTTGCCCATAGTGAATCCATCATCTCTACAGATGCGGTTTCGTAGTCACCGTCTTCTAAGGCTCTAATGAATTTCTTGAATTTAAGTAAACGAGTGATGCCTAAGTTAAAACACATATTAATCAATACACGCTTGCGTGTTCCATCTAGTCCGTTATAAAAACTAAAGTTACCTTTAAGGTCATAGACGCAAGAACGTATATCGTTTTCCAATAGATAATCAATTTCTCTTTCTGATAAGCCATTATCTTCAATGTTACGACCTACGCCAATGGTTAACTTTCCTGCTGAACATTTATAGGGGTGAGTCCTAACGCCTTCATCACGCTTGAGTTCTTTTATGAGCGTTTGTCTGTCAGTAAAATCTAATTCAAACTCTTTGTATGCGTCTTCTATATCAGCCATTTTTCTTTCCTTTCTTAAATATTTT